ACTCGTTTCGGGCCTCTCGTGCGTGGCTACTCGTTTCGGGCCTCTCGTGCGTGGCTACTCGTTTCGGGCCTCTCGTGCGTGGCTACTCGTTTCGGGCCTCTCGTGCGTGGCTACTCGTTTCGGGCCTCTCGTGCGTGGCTACTCGTTTCGGGCCTGGGGGTCGTCATGCGCATGGTTGAACCCAGCACATCCACGTCAAGCAGGTCCTGATTGTTGCCATGAGTCAGCATGATTGGTTTTAAACTGCAATGATGCAGCATTTCCATGAACCCGTTGAAATTGGCCGGAATGGTGCGAAACTGCAGGAGGTTGGCCCGGGGTTTTGCCGCGGTGGTCGGGTTGTTTTTGTAGCACCACACCAGGAACACATCCGGGGAGTTCTGCAGCGCGCATGTCATCACGTAATACGCAAACACGTTGGTGTTTTCTCGGTATTTTTGGGCCACAATGGCCCGGGTGTCCTTGGTCGGATTGCGCATGACGGACCACGGAATGTCCATGTAGTGCATGATTTTGGCACACTGTTGCAGCGCAAATTGCGCATCCCGATGCAGACCGCCCAGCACGCACTCTATGAAGGCGTTGAGGTGGACGTTTAAAATGGGGGAACCGCCAACCATGGACGGCGGTGAAAAGCACGCAAAACACACGTTCAGCACGCGGGCCCATATTTCGCAATACGTTTCATACACGAGAACCGGGTGCGAAATGGCATACGTGCGCTGCAGAACGCGCTGCATTGCGGCATCCACGCCACGGGGCATGTCGGATTCAATGAACGAGAGCCCGAATGCATGGAACGCCTCGTGAATGAGCACCTTGAACCACTCCTCTTCGCGGTACACCACGATGTCGTTGTCCTTTGCGCAGTGATACGACATGCCGGTGTTGGCGTGTTCGGCATCCAGCGCTTCACCCCGCGCAGCTGGAAACAGCTTCTTGAATTCGGTCATGTAAACGAAGATGTGCAGCGTGGCCGAGCACGTGCTGCGGGAGGCGTGCGCTGACACCAGGTGCATGAGCGCACACACGCGCGTTGCATGCTCAAGCATTTTTTTCAAATCAGGATTGGGAGTGTTGAACACGACAAAATGCAGGACCACGCTGCGACGACCGGCCAAAAATCGGTATGTGATAGCCGTGCTTTGCTCGTTCAGCACGTGGCGCTGAATCTCTGGGGGGAAGTATTCCATGGACGCTGCCCCGGAAGTTTCTATCTGCTTTCGCATGTCGGCGGTCATCGGCAACTTCCTCCACGAATCCACCGACTGAACCGTGGGTTCCAGCCGCTGGGAATCACATGCGGCGTATGCGTGCTGCATGTCCGAATACAGCCCGTGAAACACCTTGTGCAGGGTCCGGGCATTGTGCGAATCAAAATCAATGAACATGATGATGGAATTCAATGTGTAACTAATATAATGACATATTGTATTTTCATTATATTTGATTTTTATGTATGTTACATACATTTATGAAATAGAGTTTAAAATCCATTTCATAAATACTATTTTATGGATGGATGATTTCAAATATAAAAATACACAATAGTATGATAATATGAAATGAACAATACTGATATTAATAATATTGATAATAATGAGGATAATAACAATAAATGTAAAAAATATGTTTCAGAGTGTGTTGGCTGGATAGGAAGTGTACTAGTATTAATTCCATATGTAGTTACACTGGACAAAACAACCGATTTTGCTCTCAATACGGCTGGTGCGTCTGGTTTATTAATTGTGTGTGCGACATCAAAACAGTATCAATCCATTGTTGTAAATGCTGCATGGATCGTGGGAGGTTTTTATAAATATTTTTCATTATAGTGTATGCGGGTTTGTGATTATTTTAGTTTTTGGATGCGCGTCGTCGCGTGGCACGGGCGGCCCGCTTGTAATGACGCCCAGTGCGTTTGCGTTTTTTCCCACCTAATCGTTGTGCTGGTGCTGGGGCTGTGCCTTGCTCTGCTACAACCTCTGTTCCATCTGCTTGAGTATGAACAATTTTTTGATGGTGTTGCAACCATTTCCCCATGGGTTCTCTGCATGTGGGACACAAGTCGCGACTAGGTATCGGAATTTGTTTCGCTTTATTAGCATTGTAATGTTCAATGCACAACAAATGCCTGTGCTCAGAATTCGGGTGATCATGTCCAACAAATAAGTGACTTAGTTGATGGTTATCATCCAGGTTACACAAATTGCATAGGGTTGCCCGGGGTTGGGGCAAATCATAAGTGTATCCCGTTGGTACAAGGGTTCGTGCTGCTTGGTTTTGTTGTGCTATCAGGGCGCGACGAGACACATTCCAAGGTGCCGCATTTAGGGCTTGGCGTGCAGCGACCATGTCTTCCGCAGTCATTGGACGACTCATTTATTCGTAATTTATATAATTGAAATTTATTTTATTTGTGCGTATATGAGATAATGCAATGAATGGAATACGAGAGAATCACCAATGAATATAATATGACGTTGTGAAAATAAGGGTATGGATTTTCAACAAGAAATTATATGAATCATCGTTATATATTTACATCCATTTTGTGTTTTTACATAAAAACATAAAAATATAATAATAATGCTTTACACGCAAGCACAGCATTTACCAATAAATAACGCTGTGCTTAATCAAATACTTATATATGAATTAACATTTTACGGCGATGATTTCATTTTAGTGTCTCTTAGACTTCGTCTTGCGAGCCTTATTGGACCTCTTCTTAGAGTTCTTGGATTTTTTGTTTCGTCTGCGAGAGCCGCCATAAAGTCCAGATGGGTGGTGAGGACTGGATTGTGGTCCTTCCATCATGGATGCGAATTTTTTATGTGATTTTGCACGGTCATCAGCAACATCTGCAAAAGCCTTAGCAAGACCTTCACTTATTCTAGCCTGTCTGTCAAGAAAGTACACATTATCCGGTTTAAGTTTTGCACTAACTGCTTCATTGGCCAGACGACGATGAAAATTAGCTTGTTCACGCCAACGTTCAACCGGTCCCGCATGTTTGTGTACAGGTATTTTATATGTATCAAGATATTTCTCAGCATATGGTAAATAATATTTTTCATGAGCAGCAGGATGATCAGCCGGATCGTTAAATTGTGACATAGTTTATGTTATATAATATGAAATATATTATTATCTTCCTTAGATTAAATCCACAATAAATAATTTTAAACGCGTCGTACTTCCAATCCTACCACACACATGCACATGTGCACCATAATAATTCCTGTGTTATTGTAATCACTGGCACTGGAAGCCAATACGTTTCAGTTTTTGCGCTTCGCTTGTTCCAATTGCAGCCGGTGCCGAACGCGCATCAGCTCGGTGCACACGACGGGCGGTTTGCCGCGCCTAAAGTGCACCAGTTTGGCATTGCGCGTGTTCAAAAGCATGTCCGTCAAATAGGAATTTTGGCTGTATTTGGCATGTTGCGCATCCTCGCGCTCCTTTTCTTCGCGCAAATTAAAATCCGCGTCCGGGTTTATGTCCTTGTATTTGTCGTCCTTGGCCGCGCTCTTTGCCAGCGCAGGACTCTTTGACATGTCCGAATCCGAATCCAGGGAGAATTGCAGGTAGTGTTTGGGATTCTCTTTGCGGAACCGGCTGCCCAACAAATAGTGTTCCACGGTGCGCCACTTGTGCCCGTCCAGTGTGAACAGCGGCTTGTTTTTGTCGTCGCCGGGCGGTTCCCAAAAGTTGGACAGCATCTTGCGCCACTGCGGCGACTCTTTCGCGAGCGATGCGTATTTTGGGATGTTGGCGCGCTCAATTGTTTCCCCCGAACCCGTGCCCGGCAGCGGCTTGTCCATGCTCTTGCTGTAAAACTGGAACACGGTGGCGTCGTCGTACAGAGGCGCATGCGCCGATGATGGCACGGATGATGGCACGGCATGGACGGATGGAACCTTGTTGTGCATGAGGTCGTGTTCTTCTGCGTCCTTTAGTCCCAGATCCTCCTCGCGAAACGTGCGAAACTGCGGAATCAGGTAATACGGCCCCGCATTGCGCTCCATGCACTTTTCCACCACCATGATTTTAATGTCATACGGAATCTCTCGGAATGTCAGAAGCGCTTCCCCCTTGTATGTGATGAGCGCGTAGTGCATGCCCATGTGATCCGCCATGATGTAGAAGTCGGGTTCAAACGACCCCTGGTCTTCCAGTACACGGTCGTTCAGCTGGCCGCACTGCAGCACGCCGCCCATTTCCCCCGAATGGAACCGCTCGGACGAAAGAATGATGAGTTTGATGCGCAGCACGCGCTCCAGGGTGGAAATGGCCCACGTGTCGGCCCAAAATGCGCACGATTTCAGAATCTCTCGGAAATCTTCCAGCGTGTTCACATTCTTCATGAAGTGAAAATCCTGCAACAGTTCTTTGCTGAGTATCACTTCGGATTTCAGGCGCTTGTGCCGGGTTGCATTGTGGCGCGATTCAATGATGATGGCCTGCTGCTCTTTGGCATCTGTGGTGCGCACCAGCCGCTGCTTCAGCTTCGCATTGGCCTCCTCCAGCCCGCGCATCTCCGCCACAGTGGTGGAAATGGACTCCGCCAGCATGGTGTATTTTTCCTTGTATCCGTCAAACACTTCTTGGGTGGCTTCCGCTGCCAGCTTGCGACGGAGCTCCGGCACTTCCACGTATTTGCCGCGAGTGCGGTATGCGTCGCGAATCACCGCAAACAAGCAGTCGCCTCCGGCTTCATTGTCCGTTATTCCAAAATTGTTGTTTTGCATGTGTGTCTGTATCCACGGCTGGTCGGGCAACTTCTTGTATTCGGCGTGCTCGGCCTGGGCGGTGTCTTTGGTTTGCGCCGGCAGCGCAAGCGCCTGCGCCTTCATCTTGGACCGTAGTGCCTTGTCTTCTTTGTCGTCGTCTTCTTGGTCCAACTGTGCTGGCTCTTGCACTTCTTCCAGCACTTCTTCCAGCACTTCTTCTAGCACTGGGTCTTGTTCCTTGACGCCTTCTTCTTCGCCTTCTTTTTCCAATGCAACGGCAACGGGCGCCTTCTTGCCGCGACTGTCGGCCTCCAACATGCCGGCCGTGACAAACGAGTAAATGAGCGGGTGCGGCAGTTTGTCAATGTCCAGGTCGTCCTCATCGTCCAACATCTCGCTGGCCTGATCGGCCCGGATTTCAAAGACCCCGATCTGCTTCACCACTCTGTCATCCGTGTTAATTAGATACATTGGATAATATATGATGTCATTCTTGTCAGTTTTGCCACGACCGATTGCAATGCGCACCTCTTTGCCTAAAAGCTCAATTTCATACATGGCCGCATCATAATCGGCGTCATCCCGCTCCAGTTGCTTGTACTCCCGATAATTGAGGTGTGGATTCAGTTTTGAACGGACCATGTAGAGAGAAATTTGGGAAATAATGGGTTCCTATTCGTGTATTATGTATTATATAATGCATGCATTATAAAATTGCGTTTATTCTGTTTATTTGCTATTATCATTTGTCCGGGTTGAAACAGCATATCAGATAACATCGGGCCATAATCGCAATTCCCATCACAACGCCCGATATTAGTAACACCACGTATTGTATCGGCATCCTTATGCATTAATAAATATAATAAATATAATATATTCCACTAAATAAATATAATGACACACTCATTGTGTTATGTATTATTGCTAATCATTTATCAATGCGCGTATTAGTATTTGGAGGGAATGGCTGGATCGGCCAACAGTTCGTGTCGGTGCTGAATGCATCTGCATCATCTGCATCATCTGCATCATCTGCATCATCTGCATCATTGGAACCGGAACCATTGGAATATCGGGTTGCGGTGACGCGGGTTGATTTGGATCGGATTGCGGACCTGGAACAGGAAATGGACGCATTTGCGCCCACACACGTGATATCCTTTCTTGGACGCACGCACGGAGATAATTTCACAACCATTGATTATTTGGAGCAGCCCGGAAAACTTGTGGAAAATGTGCGCGACAACTTAATGGCGCCCATCATTCTTGCGCAGCTGTGCTCGGATCGCAGCATCCATTACACGTATTTGGGAACCGGGTGCATTTTCAACGATGCAGATCCTTGCATTAAAGCATTTAAAGAGACGGACGCGCCCAATTTTTTCGGGTCCAGCTATTCCATTGTCAAAGGGTTCACTGATCGGTTCATGGCGTGGCGACACGGACAACAAGGGAGACAAGGGATACAAGGGAGACAAGGGAAAGGTTCTGAGGCCATTCTGAACCTGCGCATTCGCATGCCGATTGTGGGCGAAGACCATCCGCGCAACTTCATAACAAAAATCACGCACTACGCAAAGGTGTGCTCCATTCCGAACTCCATGTCCATTTTACCCGAGCTGCTGCCCATGGCGTTGGAGCTCATGCGCTTGCGCCATATCGGCACGCTGAATTTCACCAATCCCGGCGTCATCAGCCACAACGAGATTTTGACCCTGTACAAACGGCACGTGGATCCTGCATTTGAATGGCGCAATTTTTCACTGGAGGAACAAGATGCCGTGCTGGCATCCAAGCGCTCCAACAACTGGCTGGACACACACGAATTGCAGCTCCTGTTTCCGGGCGTTAGACCGATACGGTGTGCAGTGGAAGACCTGATGAAAGCGTACAATGCGCACAACGCGAGTGCCGACAATGCAATCACGGACAATGCAATCACGGACAATGCAATCATCACGGACAATGCAATCATCACGGACAATGCAATCATCACGGACAATGCAATCATCACGGACAATGCAATCATCACGGACAATGCAATCACGGACAATGCAATCATCACCGACAATGCAATCACGGACAATGCAATCATCATGGACAATGCAATCATCACCGACAATGCAATCACGGACAATGCAATCACGGACAATGCAATCACGGACAATGCAATCATCACGGACAATGGAATTTCAGAAATGGAAGATGCCGAGACAACGACGATCCTGGTGACCGGCGGGGCTGGATTCATTGGCTCGCATTTCATCAACTCGCTGTGGTCACAATACAAGCACGTTCGCATAGTGAATGCGGATGCGCTGTATTATTGCGCGAATGTGAACAACGTGGCCGAATACATCCGCGGTGATTCGCGATACGTGTTTGTGAAGTGCAACCTGCGGCACAAAGACGAAATTGACAGCATATTCAGCGTGTTTGACGTTACGCACATACTGCATTTTGCCGCCCAGTCCCACGTGCAGACGTCGTTCACGGATGCGCTGGAATACACGATGGACAACGTGCTGGGAACGCACCATTTGTTGGAATCTGCGAGACTGAATTGCCCCCAGTTAAAAAAATTCATCCACGTTTCAACGGACGAAGTGTATGGCGAATCCATGCTGACAAGTGACAAATGCCATGATGAGCAGTCCATTCTGTGCCCGACCAACCCGTACGCTGCCACCAAAGCGGCGGCCGAATTAATTGCGCAGTCGTATTACCACAGTTTCCGAATGCCGATCATCATTACCCGCGGAAACAATGTGTACGGTCCAGGGCAGTATCCCGAAAAGGTCATTCCCCGATTCATACAGCAACTGCGCGAAAATAAGCCGGTCACGATACAGGGCGACGGGTCCTGTCTGCGCGCATTCTTGCACGTGAGCGATGCCGCGGAGGCATTCATGACCATTTTGGAACGCGGAGCCGTGGGAGAAATTTACAACATCGGGTGCGATGAAGGCATGGAATACAGCATCATGGACATTGCGATCCGGCTAATCAAAGAACTGCATGCAACATCGGATGATTACGCGGAGTGGATTCAATTTGTGGAAGACCGACCGTTCAATGATAAGCGATACTATATCAGCAATTCCAAACTTAAGGCGCTTGGATGGCACATTCGCGTCAATTTTGAGGACGGCATTCGTGATTTAATTCATTAATTACACCGACCGAAAAGAAAAATGAGACAAACGCTCATAAAAAATTAAGGTGATGTAAAATCAATAGTAGGAATTTCACCTACGATGGTCTAACTTTTTCCTCTTCCTTTTGATTATTTGAAGTGGTGAAGTGGTGAAAGACGAAATTTTAAAACATGCAGGGCGTTCTTGCTTCTCTATCCAGCATTTTGTTAAGTTCATTATGTTGATTGCTGAATTAGCGTCTCTTGTTTTGAATACGGTTTGTTTGACTTGGGGTCTCACGCATCCAGAACATACTAAAAGACGGAACTGCTTGTTTCCATCGCTATGTCTGTAATAAGATAAATCATTATTACATTCACAACATTTTTTACTTGTATTGCATTCGTTAATTGTTATTGTATCATACTTCTTATGGATTTGCTTTCTCAATCCTTTATTCATCGTAGGCATAAAGTGTTTCATTTGAGTGCTTCTACTCCAATTTCCATAACCAATTAGGATATTGTCTCCGAAGGTTTCTTTGATTTTATTAAGGAATGTATCTATTGATTTCTTACCATAACTATATTGACGGAACTTCATTTTCCTCCATAATAATATATATAATAAAAAATATTTATATCTTTTTATCATATTTTCAAATTAGTTTGTCTCATTTTTCTTTTCGGTCGGTGTAATTGTTGGGTTGACAACCCAATTGGAATTGATGAATCATTGATGAATTATGAATTGTGAATTCATTCAAACGATGCAGAATGAAGGCGAATAATCGCAAGTTTTTCATCCATCGTCATGTGTCGGATTTGATTCAGCGGGTCGTCCTCATTCGGATCATAATTTGGGTTGTCCAGCGAGCCATGATTTGCAAAGAACACGTCCATGACCGACACCAATTTGCTCATTGGTTCCGCTCTGCTCATTGGTTCCGCTCTGCTCTCCGCTTTGCTCATTGGTTCCGCTCTGCTCTCCGCTTTGCTCATTGGTTCCGCTTTGCTCTCCGCTTTGCTTTCCCATTCTTCCACACAAATGAGGTCTTCTTCAAAATGGTTTTCCGGATCATGCCGGTTGATTGATTTGCGTGGAATCCACGAACTGATGAACCACCGCGTGTATCTGAATGGGCGCCCGGAATTCGTGCGGTCTGATTTTCCGGATTCGTCGCGGCGCGTCCGATGCACCCATATCGGAATATGAAAACTGCTGGTTGTGTTCGGGTCGTTCCTGGTCTTTTCATATTCCAATCGGAACCGCCAAATGGGTGCCAGTGTGTTGTAGAGAGCTTTGCGAAAATGCGGCGCGCATGCGGGGCAGAAACGATACCCTTCTTTGTATCTCTCAGTGAACTCACCGCGAATGTCGTCACTGGAGGCCTGCATGTCGCCGCACAGGTAGCACTTGCGCGCAATGATGAAGCACATGTAGAGCGGTGGCGGCAGAATGCCGGCGCCGTACCAGTCAATTTCGGATTGGGTGTACAATGTCGGGTCAATCGTGCGATGCGGTAATTCATGATTTCCCATGCGGTGCTGCGTGATCAGCTTGGACCGGTCGCACAGATGCATTGGCGTGTCGGATTTTGTCGTCGTCGTCGGGATCGGGATTGAATCATGGTCATGGTCATGGTCATGGTCATGGTCATGGTCATGGTCATGGTCATGGTCATCCGGTACGTCCACCACTTTGACGACCGCGTACGTGCCATCAGGTTCTCCAGGCATTTGACAGAGCGCGTACGATGCCGGAATGCCGTGAATGTCTGTTTTAAATGCGGTTGCTGATGCTGGTGCGGTTGCTGATGCTGGTGCGGTTGCTGATGCTGAGTTCATCATGCAGTGGATTTGTGTATAATGATGCAATAATAATAATTTGTTTTCAATTTTTTTTGAATGGGTTTTACACCTTTGCACATTTAAAACGCCGACCTAACGACGATAAAAAATGAACAAAAATGTAAAAATTTGGTTAGTATCCGTCTTGAAACGGATATGAAGTTTAAGAATTTATTGTTCTACAAAACGCATCTGGTCGTTTTCCTGTATCAAATACAGAACTTACTATTTTCAGCATATTTTGAACAGCATTCTTGTCTCTGTTATGAATTATTTCGCAATTATGCTTAACCGATTGACATCGTAATAATCCATGACATATTTCTGTTTTATTTTCCTTTTTATATTTTGGTTTTTGACTTGGTCATAGAAATGCAAAAATAAAAGAATTAGTAAATAAGCATAATCATTTATTATATAGCGTTCCGTATCAACATTTTACAAATTCAATAGAAAATTATTTTAGCATGATGAAATCACGATTGCACAAATTAGAAGGATTAACATACGATGATTTGAAGCAGAATATAGATAATGTAATAAAAGAAACACCAAAAGAAAAATACGAAAATATAATCAAAGGAACATATCAAAGACCAACCAAATTTATTAGGAAAAAGTCAAATAGAACAAGAAAATTAAAGAATTATTTGTAGCACATGTAAAAGTCGGCGTTTTAAATGTGCAAAGGTGTAAAATTCAAAAAAACAAATTCAAAAAAAACATTAATGTTGGCTTGGTTGCATTATTGTTATTGCATCATTGTATTTTGACCCAATCCGCAGGAAACAGGTCGCGCGTGTCATGCTTCAGCGCGGGTCCGAACCACGTGCTCGGATAGCACACAATTTTGCCAGGGTTCTGGTTGAAGTAAGCGCCCCACCAGCTGAACGTGCTGTTTGCAATGATGTTGTGGTCGCACACGCTCATCAGCAGCAGCTGCTTCCAGTCTTCAAACATGTCGGGCACTTTATGGAATCGGACACGTTTTGCAAATGCGGGGTCGGCCTTGAGTTCGCGCAGGTGATCCAAAATGATGGCATTGTCGCACTCCTGATTGAAAATCAAGACGTTGATTTTGACAACATTCTCACTGTTTTTCATGTACAGGTCGGACGATGGCACATTATCTATTATGTGCTGCAACGCCCGTCGGTAATACTCCAGCGGCAAAACGGGGTGCTTGTCCTGAATGTGCGCATAATCGCCGATGCGAAAGTGCATGGAAATGGTGGTTGCCCCGCAAGAAAACCACGAGCTGTCTGCAAACATGGATTTAATGCCGGCCTGTTGTTCTTTCAACTGGATTTTGGCATAGATTTGATCCCGCGCATCGGCAAAATACTTGTCGCTTTGAAAGTAGCCGACCAGTTTTAGCGGGGTTGAGTTCATGGCCGTTTTGCCAGGTATCTTATTGTAGCGAAATCCCTGCTCCTGGTGCGTGGGCAGTTGCAGAAATCGCTGCACATTGGCGTTTGTGGGAAGCACCGTCATTGGTCGCAATCCATGGAGCAGCGTGCTCCAATACGTGGACCGTCGTCCAGTGGCGTCAGTTGGCGTGTGCAGGAAATAGCACGTGTCGTCATTGCGCATGGTCGCAGCCAGCGTGGCAAACACCTGGAACAACTGGTTGCCCAGGCCGCCGTTGATGTGAATCGTTATCATTATAATTATATGTATGCTTGCATATGTAATTATATTTAAATTAAAATGGCGGTATTTGTCATTGCCGTTTTCGGCGAGTGATTCTGTTCATTGCCTTGCGTTTGCGAGAACCGCCACGACCCGGCAGCAATTCAATGAGTGCGGCGTTTTCTTTTTCCAATCGGGCGTTCTCTTTTTCCAATCGGGCGTTCTCTTTTTCCAATCGGGCGTTCTCTTTTTCCAATCTGTCAATGTATTCTCTTTCTTTTTTTAAATTATAAGAAGAATAGCCAGGAAAGTAGGCACCATGTGCTTCGTATGCACGCATGGCAGCATCGCGTGCGGCATCAAGTTCGGCATCAGACCGAGCAGCACGACGTTCGGCAGCCAAAGCAACTCGCTGTACATGCGGGTTTACTCGCTGTATATGCTGGGTTTGATTTACAGTTCCATCCATTTTTTCCACTTTATACATATTGTACACACATTTATTTTGATGAAAGAAGAAAGAAGCTCGCTCAATTGGATTGCGCTTGCGATTGCGTGTAGCACGGCAGCGCGTCAATGTTCATGATGTGCGGTTTGCCGTTGATTTGTTTGCGCGGTATGGCGAAGTGCGCAAACATGGGTCGCTTAAGTTGCTCGTGCGGCACGGCGCCGTGCACGGTGCGCGCGATCATTTTGTACAGTTTGAATTCGGGATACCGCTCTTCGCCGTTCTTCTTGTACAGCACGTTGCGCCCCTTGTCGTCCTTCAGCCACTCCACAACCACGCTGGCCACCCGGCTCTCTTTCAGGGTGGCGGCGCATTCCGCCTCGTCGCGAATGTCCTCCACAAAGTAGTCAAACAGCGAGCACGCCAGGCGGCACAGGTCAAAACTGGGATTGGGGTCCAGGCGCGGCTTTTTCGGGTTGAGGTAGGGTTCGCAGTTGTACTGCGTTGCGGCATCCCCGCCCCGGTCAAAGCTGTCGCTGCACATCGTTTGGCCCCGGTATTTGTAAACGGCGCGACCGAAATCAATGATTTTCATTATGCGCCCGTGCGTGGGAACCCGGTAATACACCCCATCATAATGGTAGTGCAGAAACTTCTTGTCGGTTTTCACGAACATGATGTTGTTCGTGTGCAGGTCGTTGTGCGTGAATGCAAACATGTGCTGGTATGCAATGAGTGCCATGATGACCTGCAACAGGGTGGCGGCCCACTCGGCTTCGGTCAGCTCGTTCTTGCCGCACATCAGACTGTCCAGCGTGTTGTCGCATTTTTCCATGATGATGGCGTGCACCGGAAAATTGAAAATGTGGGCATTGTGCACTTCGTCGTCGTATTCCGAATCGCTGCCCGTGCCCGAATCGCTGCCGCCTGAGCCGGAATCCGTGCCCGAATCCGTGCCGGAATCCGTGCCCGAATCCTCCACCACCGCGACACGGGCAGACATCATGATGTCGCTGTCATCATCGGATGAACGCGACGAACATGAGTCGCTGGATTGACTGCATTGGCTGGTTTTGCGGATGGATTGGCCGGATGATGATGGGTCTTCTTCCACCGCCAATTCTTCCAATTCAGCAGCAACGTTCGCATTATCCGCATCATCCGCATCATCCGCATCATCCGCATCATCCGCATCATCCGCAACAAACAATTCGTCCAATGCATCCGAAACAAAATCCAAATCCAGCACTTCCAAATTCAAGTCTTCGCCAATGCGCACATTGGACTTCTTTGCGCCACATTTGATTTTATTGGACGCCGCTGACTCAAAATAATCAAACGGGGTTTCATCCAACCGAAACAGTTCGTTCCTATTTTTTAAAAAAAAGTCGCACGTGCTAAAATAGTCCAGGTCATCATAAATGTTTACCGTGAATTCATCTTGATTGGCCAAATGAGAACCATAGAAATCAAGTCCGTGCACAAACCCGTGTTCGTGCAAAACACGGCTGGTCAAATAAGTGAAAAATGAATCCACATAAGACGAATTGTTGATGTCGTGCATTTTTTTTTTATGGACGGAGGTTGGTTCAACCGCATCAATGGTCTCGTGTTTGGGAAGCACGCACAAATCGCCCGCCGCCATGTCATACTTTCCAGATAAATATTTGATGGGGTCCAGCAGCGGTGAATATTTTATGAATGCTGGAATCTGCGAATCATCTTCAGCAGACGACGTGATGGTGGCTATGACCGTGTTTTTATTCACGCCAGCGGCAACAGATGTGACATGGCGTCGGTGATTCAAATTGATGGCGTTGTGATTTGATTCGGACAATGCAAAAAATCGGCAATACATCGGAACGTAGTTTTGCAAATTGTGCAGCCCGGTTTTTGCATTCTCTAAAGTTTCAAACAGCTGCGGATGTTTGTTCTTGTGATACATCAATTCAAACGGAGTGGTGGGTGTGGGTGTCATGACTTGGGTTCAAAGTTTTTAGAACCGAGAGAATTTCGCGTGCAAATTATAGTGGAGGTATGCTTATTCATAACATTAATAATGTTAAGTTTAAACTAATTTTTGATGCAACTCATAAAAACAAAAATTGAATTTGCCTTCCTTCCTTCCTTCCTTCAGTTAAAACAATGACATGACCCACCATGATGCATCGGAAGAAACAGTTGGCGAATGCGGGGTTTGCAGCAATTCGTTGCCAGTCGGCGCCAATCATGCATTCACTGTGTGCAAGCACTTGTTCTGCATATCCTGTTTGCTGAGATGGCACAAAGCGAACCCCATGGCCACTTGTCCAATGTGTCGGGCACCCTTGGAATCAGAACCGGCAGCACAGGCACAGGCACCGGCACAAGCACAAGACGATGAAGACGGGAGGATCACGCTGGAAGAAATGGATTTGAACCAGGATGAAGAGTCCATGCACAACCACATGTTGAATGTCGTGGATTCTCACGCGGATCAGTATTGTCTCACCCATCCCGGGTGCACTTACATGGAATCAATTTATCTTTACACCATTCGGGACCAACATTACGATGGGATTGAAGTTGGCGCCCAGAATTTGAACTGCCATTACGTGATTGAATTGCGCGACACATCTCGTGCTTTTCGCTACAAATTCGGACGCATTGAAGAGATACGAATGCCGCATCCCATGTTTCAGGGCATCTCGTGGTTTGTTTTCCGAGAGTTGATTGAAACATTGGATGATGACACCGGACACATGCAGCCAACATGGTCCCCTGAAACGCAGCGGATTGTCATGCAGGGTGGCGATGTGAAATCGCTCCGACAATACGTGCCCAGAATGCGCATGAGCGTCTAAATCCAAACATCATAAAATTATAACCCAAATAAACACATAAAGAATGCACCATACATCACAATTAATACCATCAAAATTATTAAAATCAACTAACAACTTCCAATGCCATCATTTTTTAAACATTCAAACTCAAATGCAAAAGGTGTGCAAAAGGTTGCACCCACCATGCACCACAAACTTAAATCCACCCTTCTTAAAAAAACGCAACATTGTTTAAATTACTTTGTGCCACAAAGCTGGTTTATTGCGCCCAACCCATCCACCGTGTTTGAGAGCCACGACTGCATTTGGTATTATGGCACCCTCTACGTCAAAGAGGCGGTTGCAGTGCAACAGCTGCAACAAATGGAACAACCGCTGCAACAAATGGAACAGACAGCGACAGCAACAGATGCAGCAACAGATGCAGCAACAGATGCAGCAACAGATGCAGCAACAGATGCAGCAACAGATGCAGTGACAGTAACAGATGCCAATCATGCTTTTGACGACGATGACACAGAGAGCATTTCAAGTGGCAATGGTAGCATCAGCGCGTTCAAAACCCCGCGCAGCATCGGCAAACAGAATCAGCTAAAATACTTGAAAGATGGCATGCGGTTGCGACACATGGTTCAGACGAATGATGACACGTGGTTTGCCACATTTGACGCGGAAACCAATCGCATCATTCGCACCCCAGATGGGGTGGCATTTGACACGTTGCGCCAGTTTGCCCGCCTGCATTGCAACGATGTTTTGTCCGTTGATTCCTCTTCCACAAATGTGTGGTCCGATCCGAATTTTCAGTACAAAGACATGGATTATGATTCGTGGCACCCATTGTCCAGTTTGAAACACTGATGCAATGAAATGAAATGCAATGAAATGAAATGCAATGAAATGAAATGCAATTAAATGAAATGCAATTAAATGAATAATAATAATAATATATATATCATTATTATTCAATCACAATCACAATCACAATTAAAATGTCTCTGCAGTTCAACCAGTTCTTCATTAAACGGCACATCACGTCCTTTTCCATCCTGGTGTTTTTAGCCGCATTTGCGGTCATCCAGTGGTGTAAGCCCCGGTTCATGTACAACGAGGACGGCAGTTTGCGCCAGTTCGGCATTGGATTCAAGCGAAAAACGGTGGTTCCTGCATGGCTGGTTGCCATCGTGATTGCAATTCTCTCGTATTTGCTGGTGCTGTGCGCATCCACTCCGTTATTCGGTTGGTAGGGAGACGCGTTGCTTATTCCGACGCGTTGCTTATTCCGACGCGTTGCTTATTCCGACGCGTTGCTTATTCCGACGCGTTGCTTATTCCGACGCGTTGCTTATTCCGACGCGTTGCTTATTCCGACGCGTTGCTTATTCCGACGTTTTGTAAATGGTGGTTGGGGCGTTGGTTGGATTGGTCGTCGGAGGCGTGGTGTCGGATGATTCATCAAGGTCTATGGTGCATGGCGAGTTTTCCAGCGCAATGATGGAAGTGATGTCTGCCATCAAATTCAGAGTGAGCATGTAAAATATGAATTTGGCAATGGTTTCCTTTATGCGCACATAATTCACAAACGTGGTTTTTGCATCATTGGACAACCCTGAATTAAAATAGCCGCTCTCTTGCAGCTCGTCAAATTTTGCGGCAGCATTGACCGACGGTGGAGCACTGTCGGATGTGGTCAACATACTAAACAATGCCCACGGATCTTCCTTCATGTAGTCTAAATATTTTTGAACGTTGTCTTGAGCGCCGGATTTTAATATGCCGTTCATGAACGACACCAACCCGTCCAGTTTGATAATCAGGTATCCGAACGTGTTTCCAAACGGCTGCAGCCACGTGTACAGGTATTCCAAGCACCAAAACAGGGGCACAAACAGAATAAACCATGTTGCAAATGATGACCATGCCGCCAGACCATAATTGGGAGTGAAGCACATTTGCTTCAACGAAAACAACGTTATGAAATATTGAGTAAATAAAATGATAATCAGAAAAATGAATGCAATCACGTTTGATTTGGTTTTAGAAGCGGAAGCCGCAGCCGCATCATTGTCGGTCGGTTTGTTATTGCAATTGTAATTAACCCACAAATACAATGCACAAATGATGCCATATATACTCACATTCATTGAGCCAGAGTTGGGTGCCGCCGTGGTGGGGGGGGGTGCCGATGCAGATGATGAATTAGCCACAGACGCCATGTTTGTTTGGTTTCGGTTAGTTTATTTTGTTTATTTTGTATTAGTATTTAGACGTTTTACACACAGTATAAACATTGTGTATAAATTAATTTGAATTATTAATGGCATAATATAACACACATAAACACACGCGACCCAATGCATTATTCCAGCAATTACAACAATTCCAGCAATGCTCCAACGCTGATTGAACCCGGTGTCAAATACTTTTTTGGAGGAGTGTTAAAGGAGTGCAACCGGTTGCGCGAAGAGTATCACAACGCCGTGTTCAATGCCTGCATGCTTGGATTATTTGCCCTAATTTTGGGGGCATTGCTGTATTACAAGCGTCGCAGCAAACCGACTCCCGAACAGCAGGTTGTGATTCGGCGAAACCAGCAGGAGTACATTCTCTCTAAATTGCGAATGGTGAATGCCGCGAACCATGCGGCATCGCGCGGCAACTTCATAACTGGGCTTCCTAAATGGGAAGTTCCCGAAGTGGAACTGATTAAAAATCGCAAAATATTTACATGACGATGTGATGCGTGGATGGATGTGTGTTTCGTTTCCACGATTTGCGTCTAACGGCTGATGTGGACATGAATGAAGCGCAAAACTAGTATATTAAATGCACCACAAATGCTAAAAACATAAACACCATTGTTTGCAATGTTATTAATGCCGCCTTTTTTGCCATTTTTAGTTTTTGATTATTGTGCAATTATTATTACAATTGTGAGCAACATTTTTTATTAACATTAATGTGGACAAATGCGGTTGATATAAATAATGTGAAACATATATAATACCCGCCCATAAACATCAAACGATGGACCCAATCAAGGCAACTAGGGCAACCGCACAGCAACCAACCGCACAGCAACCAACCGCACAACCAACGAATGGTCCGATCACCAATGTGAGCAAGGCCGATTGGGTGGATGCATTGAATGAGTATTATGGTTACAAGCAGAGGTATGATGACCGATACGAGGAACAAAAAAACGCCATTGCAAAATCTGACACCCTGACCATGCCCCAGAAACGGGCCAAAATCATGCAGCTTAAGCGCAACCGAAAATGCGTGGCGTGCGGCCAAAGCGGTGGAACGCACTTCACAAATGAGGACGGTGTGCTGCGCGCGCAGTGCGGCAACCGGTCGCAACCCTGCACCCTCCGCATTGAGATCGTGAAAGGGAAATTCATGAGTTTAGAGGAGTTGGCGAATGCGTCGCTGCACAATGCCGACGTGCTGAAGGACCACATCATCAAGACCAAACTGGATTTGCTGTTCAATTACACCACGGAGGAGGAAGCGCTGCGCAAGTTTGAAACGGACCGCGCGGCGTTGGACCAAGCGCTGGAACTCTACGGCGGGTTTCGGCAAAAGTATTTAGACGTGGTGCGGAATGCGGAACGCCGCGAAGAAGCGGATGCGTTGACCGCCGATTTTTATGCCGCGGTTCAGACATTCAAGGACACACTGCATAAGGGTCAGGCCGCAGATTCCAGCAAGGACTCATTTGTCCGAGATGCGGTGGAGATTTACACCGAACGCATTGTGCCGCTGAACGACGGCATCATGCGCTCCAAATACGTTTACACTGCCGTGGAACGGGATCCCGGTTTAGGAAGCGACATGTTCCGATTGGTGCAGAAACCGTACACGCTGGAACAGCTGGAGTTTGAGATTGACGTGCCCAGCATCACGGTGGAGGCACGAAACCGGCAACTGCGCGAACGGCTGGCGCGCAAGCGCAAAGACCAGCTCGCTGCGTACATTTTCAACTGGACCAAGGACCAGGAGCGAATCACGGGAGATGTGTATGAAGTGGCGAACCTGGATGACCCTGACACCGGCAAGGACGAGCTCATAGAGTTCATCGTGGAAAACGGCGTGCCCACCACCAAATACGGGACCAAGCAACGTAATGCAAAGGTCTAACAAAATGCACATGGACGCAAATGGACATATTGCGCATAATGTAATTAAATTTTACGCATTGTATTATATTATGGTGCTGTGAATTGCATGTTCAGTCATTTAGACACGTGTTTAAAAAAAAATAAAAAATCATGCGATGTATCACCAAAATTAGAGCCCATTATATTGCCCAATATTCATGAGCAATCGCCGTCAAACTATTGTTTCTCGTGCAATGTGCACAAAACGCAGGGATGTTCCAACACTATAAAACAAAATGGAAGTAAAATATGGTATGTTTTGCACAATTTAGTTGAATCCATTAAGACATCAAGAATAAATCGGGAAGAGTTTGAAATTACATGCACATCAATATTGGCGATACTAAAATCAATGCCGTGTAAAATGTGCGCAAGTTATTCTATAGTGTGGTATCACACTTGCATCGCAAACAATGTTAAATTATACGATAAAATTCAGTTCATGTATGAATTGTGGAAACATCACGACGAGGTAAACAAGCGCATATTGAGCATGTTTCCAGATGCCACAATGAGACAAATTTCTTGGAAACAATACATGCAACAGTTCAATGTCAATAAAATTACATGCACATACGATGGTAAATAAATCCAAGTGAAAAATATAATATGTCATTAATGCATCCAATCAACACACTTACACACTTAAACAAACACAATGTCCATGTTGGACAACATTTCATGGCCGGCATTCATCATCAGTTTCGCGATTGGCGTGTTTTACATCTACATTTCTCTCCCCCAGCAGCGCATAGTTGTCGTTTATCCCACACAGGACAACGAATCCCATTTCAACTTCCGGGACAAGGCGCACAACTGCTTCCGGTTTGAACAAGAAGGCAAGATCTGCCCCACAAATGATGACGAGCTGAAAACCATTCCCATGCAAACCTAATTGTGCACAAATGTGCAAATGTGCGCAAAACAATTAATTACATTTTTCAAAAAATAAAATATAGTTATAAAACAACTTAAACACATATAGCATTAAAAACAATGCACATACATGACTTCATTCATTCTCCCACCAGTCGGGTGATCTTCGGAATAATAATGGGTTTGGGTCTTTCCAGTTTATTTAGGAAGACGTGCCACGGGCGCAATTGCATGGTGTTCAAGGCGCCCGACATGGCGGAAACCAAGAAATTCACGTTTAAATATGACGGCAAATGTTTTAATTATAAGATTAATAGCACGAAATGCGATGATTCACGTGTGGATGTTGTGCTCTAGGTGCAAGGGGGTCATCCAGCGTGTATGAATTGTTGACATGTTAGCATATTGATTCGTCGAATGTTGTTTCCAGCAGTTCGCAACGAGCAGGGTGGTCTAGTGGTTGGAAGCCTGATTCCAAAACCCGAAGATCCCAAGTTCGAATCACAGCTGCGAAAAAAACCAAAAAAAACAGGTAAGTGTCCCACAAAACCCTCATAGCTCAGCGGCAGAGCGCCATCAAACATCGTCGGTCACTCCATTAGACCTGAAAGGGTCCGAAAGACTGATGGTTATCGCCTTATAAGCTGGAGGTCACCAGATCGAAACTGGTTGGGGGTATTAGGGACACAACCCTGGAAACATGATGTCAAGCTGGACGTAAAACGCAGCAACCAACATTGTACCGGTGTGGCGCAGAGGAAGCGCGCGGGGCTCATAACTCCGAGGACATACGATCGAAACGTATCACCGGTATTTCTACACTTCGGCAGCTTTACAGAAGCTACTAGTCTTCTCCGACACTCTAAACACGGTGCGCCCCGAGGCTCATAACCTTGAGGTCACATGATCCGATATCTTTCACTTTGTGCGTTTAAAGGACAATTAATTGTCGTCGTCTGGCTCAATGACGAAAAAGAGAGTGGGTATGGACCCGGTGGTTGTTCACTGATCATGACAGGTGCCAATCATATTGAACGGGACGTCTGCAGGCGAGAGAGGGGCTTGCAGTGAGGCGAACACCGTTTCGCTTTAACACTAACACTCGCACATATCATATTCATAAGCGCATGCGCATGCACAACTGCATATTAACCGAATAGTATAATGAAAGGATAAAACAGACTGATAATAGAATGAAAATGGAAGAAACTATAAAGGTAAAACATGCATATCCACATCCACATCCACATCCACATCCACCACACCAACATATTAAATTGCTCACATTTCATTACAGGTAGGAGTGCTTTTTTAGTAAATTTTATTATTTATGACTTTGACAATAAATAAATAATGAAATGACATGTGAATGTGAAACATGGCAAATGATTTAGGGATTTAGGAAGATGAAGGAATGTGTGAAGATTGCGTTATACTGCGAAAACATGAATCTGTGCAATAGATAAAGTGCAACACGCAACACACACAAAGCAAGCAAGCAATCACAATAATCTTAACAGATGAGCGACACCACCAGCATTGATGATTTGCCCACAGCATCCGGTCAAAATGCCAACACTCAGAATCAGAACGTTGTGATCCAAAAAACGGAACCGGGTGCCATGTCCTATTCACCCAATGTCCCCGATTTAGCGCCTTTGCAACAACAGCAACCGCAACAGCAACAGCAACAGCAACAGCAACAGCAACAGCAACAGCACCAACAACAACAGACGCCACTCAATCCAAACCAGCAACCCAATCAAAAGCTCATGAACGAATTGGTGAGCGGGGTGCAGCGAGCCAGCATGACGGGCATGACCGCTCTTCCGTCACGCGACATTCCGCGCGACACAAATGGCATGATGCAGGATGCGCAGGTGCAGCCCACGTATGTGCCACAACCACAGCGGCACGTGGACTACATTCAGGACCACGAAACGAGCTCCACTCTGGAGCGCGTGATGCACCAAAACACGCGCGGATCCAATCGCGCCGATACTTTAGAGACGTTTTACGAGGAGATTCAGTCGCCGCTCATGCTGGCCATTCTGTACTTCGCGTTTCAACTGCCGGCCGTCAAGCGATACATGTTCCGATACCTGCCGTCGGCGCTGTTCAATGCGGACGGAAACGCCAATCTGACCGGGCTGATCGCCACGAGTGCCATGTTCGGTCTGTCGTTTTACACCCTGCAAAAGAGCATGACCCAACTACTGGAATCGTATTGAATGATTGCATTATTCATTATTTTGTATTGGTTAAATATATATGAATGGAATGAAAGCACATGCAAGCGTGAAACGCAACATCAAGCATCGGCGCAAACGCAGCAGTAGCCGCAGCAGCAGCAGCAGGACTTATCGGAAAAAGCATTCGCATTCCAAACGCAATCGCAAACAGCGGGGCGGAAAAACGAAAGAAGACGCGTTTCGTGAATTGAAAAATTTATATTACAAATGTGACTTAAACAGTGATGCAATTAAAAATGCATTCGAACAATTGAAGTTTGATGTGAAAGATCCTCCTGCCAGTTGCAAAAAATTTAGACAATTGTTTAGGATTCGTGATGAGAATAGTAATCCTGATATGATTTTGTCAAAGGTTGTATGTTATGCTGATATTGATAAAATTGATAAAATTGAAGAAACTACAATGAAGCACCTTATGCTAAAACATGATTTATATACGCCGGATTCTTTTACAAATTGGATTAATTTTGTTAAACATATGAATCGCGCTGTGTCAGAATTCGCATCACAAGACTTACCCGAACCCTCAAGGGCCCAATCGCAATCATCTGCTGCTGCTGATGAATTGAGGCCTGCTCCTGTGGTGGACTCACGGCCACAACTTCCGGCAGGATGGACACGATCGGGTCCGGACAATGCACCAATTTATTTCAATTCATTAAACGGACATAGTCAATATGAGTTTCCAACTATGTCAGCCGCCTCAGCAGCTGTAACACCTGTAACACCTGTAAGTGCATACGATAGGTTGATGGCCTTAAAAGATGATTAAAATCAAATGCATCAAATCCCTATTTAATTTTCATTTCGTATAATTCAATGCATTATCTTCTATCATTTGTTGTAGTGAATCAAATGATACAGCACTTTTTAGCGCAACTTCAATTGCAGGCCCAAAACATTCAACCTAAAAACAGTGATAACAGTGATAACAATGATGATGTGAAAGTGGAAGCAAAAGCAAATGACCAGAAAGAGAGAAGACAGTCCACTCAAGCAGCAAACCATTTAGACACGCCGTTCAAGCTGCCCATGCAGTATTTGCCGGACGATCAGCTGTGCGCCATTGACAAGAGCGTGCTGTCCGATTTGGAGCTCATTGAATGCACCAAACCAGTGAATAACACGAACTCTGCGAATGATAATACTGCAACCGAGTCCAGGCCCATGTATGTCCACATGTTTCAGCCGCAGTCCGCATTTGCCAAGCGCTACCTCGGCATGTGGGCCAAGCAGTTCACGACCAGCGTGCCACATTTGCAGGACACGCAGCGCTTCATTGCCGCAATTTCCAAAAACCACACCCAGGATCCCACCACCAACGATTCCGATTCCGATCATGATCGCATTGAGGCCATTTGGACCCGAATCAAGACCGATGCCAGTTTCCATGACAAATTCAACTACATTGACTACGCCCCGCTGGACATGCTGAACCGATCTCCCACGTTCCTGCAGTGCTACAGCATGTACAACCTCTTCTCGCCCGTTCTCTCCTTTTTGATGCCCGTCATCATGCTCATCGTGCCGTTTTTTTTATTAAAGATGCAGGGCGTGACCATCACGATGTCCACCTATTTCGGCATCATAAAAATGATGCTCTCGCAGCACGCCGTCGGCAAACTCCTGTTTGACATGAGCGCCGTGGGCTGGGACAAGCGCATCTACATCCTGGTGTCCGTCGTGTTCTACGTCGTGCAAATGTATCAGAACGTGGTTTCCTGTCACCGTTTTTACCGCAACACGTTCCTCGTGCACGAGGATCTAGCCGCCATTCGCACCTACGCCAATGAAACCATTCGCAAAATGCGCGCATTTGCGGGGCATGCGCTCACATGTGGCGACACGTATGCACCCTTTGTCTCAGAGTTGGATCGCAACCGGGAGCAGCTGGAGCGCATGGTTGCAGCGCTGGACCGCGTTGACGCGCCGGCACTGACGGCGAAAAAGTGCCTGCAAATCGGCTACGTGATGCAGCAGTATTATGCGGTATTTTCGGATGCGGGCATTGCGGCGTGCATGCAGTACAGTTTCGGGTTCAACGCGTTTGCGGAACACATGGTGCACTTCGGTGCGCTCCTTACATCAAATAAAGTGTCATCGTGCGATTTTGTCGTCACCAAGACGAATGACAATGACAATGACAATGAAAATGTCAATGAAAATGACAAAAAGAACGACAAAAAGGACAAACGGAAAGACAAAAAGAAGAAGAAAGGAGAAGCTGCACACAATGAAATCAATCACACTAAGATAGTAAACGGGTATTACGTTGCGACCGCAATCAATGAATCAGATAATGCATCCGACGGTGGTGGTCCCGTGAAGAACACGGTGTCATTGGATAAGCGGCTGGTCATCACGGGGCCGAATGCGTCCGGCAAAACCACCATCCTGAAAATGACGATGCTGAACATCCTGTTTTCGCAGCAGCTGGGATACGGATTCTACGAGGCAGGCACGCGCATCTGCCCCTACCATCAGCTGCACAGCTACCTGAACATTCCCGACACGTCAGGGCGCGACAGCCTGTTCCAGGCGGAGTCCCGGCGGTGCAAGGAGATTTTGGACAAACTGACCCCGACGACCACGACCAACCCAACCAGCGTCATTTGCAGGCACTTCTGCATATTTGACGAGCTGTATTCGGGCACCAATCCATATGAAGCCATTGCCAGCGCCTACGGCTACATCATGCACTTGACCAAACAGGACAACGTGGACTTCATGTTGACAACGCACTACATCCAGCTTTGCAAACTCTTTCATCAAGAAAAATCAAATTCAGAATCAGACAAACGAGAGAAAATCGTCAATAATTCGGATCCACATGCACACTCGGGAACCAATAAAATTATGAATTTGCACATGGAAGTGGCCGATTTGGGCAATTATGATTTCAAATACTTATACACACTGCGCCCGGGAATTTCCGCTATCAAAGGCGGTATTAAGGTGCTGTATGATCTGCAGTATCCCGCATCCATCGTTGAAACCACGCGCAGCATTTTAAGCACCATGTAATGGCCTTGCAATTATTGGTTCGTTCGTTCAGCCATATTTATTTATTATTTGATTGTAAGACATATTAAATAATAAATCAATTACTAATTATAATACACAATTCCAATGGCAATGAACAATTCAGGAGCCTCATTTTCAGTGGCAACCACCGTGTTTGTGAGTTTAGCGATATGCGCAGTAATTTCGTACGGCGTGTTTTATTATTTCAAACAGCGCATTTCGGTGATTGAACAGTCGCAGATGGAACAAGCGCGCATCATGCAATCATTTATTGCGCGCAGCATCATGCAACAACAGCACCCATCACAACACCCACACCCACGCCAAGACGGAAACCAACTGTCCCAGGAACATCTCGTGCACAAGGAAGTCACCATCACGGAAAGCGGGCTAATTGAAGTGAGTTCTGATTCTGAATCAGAAAGTTCCGAGTCCGAGTCCGAGTCCGAGTCCGAGTCCGAGTCCACGACGTCTGAATCCTCATCGGATTGCGACAACGAATCCGGTTCCGAATCCGGTTCCCGACACGAAACCAAACGCATTCAAATTCAAATTCAATCCTTGCCCGATGCGGTGGTCACTGACGTCGTTGTTGATGAGGATGTGAAACCCGAATCATCCACAAAAAAAATAATATCTCTAAACAAAACTGCATTGGGCGATGAAAGCGACAACGAGAGCGACGACGACGGGGAAAGCGAAAGTGACAGTGGTTCAGAACACCACCCAGAATCATTGGAACCATTTGAACCATTTGAACCGTTTGAATTGAACATCGGATACAAGACCAAACCTGCATCAAAAATTCATTTGAATTATGGAAACATGTCGGTGTCTGCGCTGCGACAATTGGCCAAGGAACGCGGATTGGGCGGCGATGACGGCGATCTGCAAAAACTGAAAAAGAAGGACATCGTGCAACTTCTGCAATGATAATTTGCCGAATAAAATCAACTCGGATAACAATTTAAAAGAATGAGCACACACATTGTACATATCATTTTCTCTCAAATCAAATGAAACACAAACACATTATGGAATATGTGTGGATAGATGCCGCTGGCGGCATGCGCAGCAAAACCCGGGTTGTGGACATTGGTGTTGCCGGGGTGGAGTGCATCATCAATGAGTCGGCCCGCTGGGAGTGGTCGTTTGACGGCTCGTCCACCGGGCAAGCCACCGGAACCGACAGCGACGTGCTCATTCGTCCCGTCGCCATTTATCCGAACCCGTTTTATAATATTCCGTCGTCATCCTTCGGGCAACGAGCGTTTTTGGTGCTGTGCGACTGTTACAACAAGGACGGCACGCCGCATGCCACAAATGCGCGCGTCCAGTGCGCACAGACCGAGACCGCGTGTGCCGCCGAAGAACCCATTTTCGGCATTGAGCAGGAGTACGTGCTGTATGATCGCGCAAAGGAGGCTCCGTATCAGTGGGGCAGTGCGGCGGATCCCGGATGCGGGGTGCAGGGCCCGTATTACTGCGGCGTGGGTGGCGACCGCTGCTTCGGTCGGAAAATTGTGGACCAGCACCTGCATGCGTGCATGTGTGCCGGAATTGAGATATGCGGCACGAATGCAGAGGTCATGGCGTCGCAATGGGAGTTCCAGATTGGGCCGCTGCCGGCAACCCAGGTGTCGGACCAGCTGTGGATGGCGCGCTATATTCTGCACCGTATCACGGAGGAGCACGGGTGCTGCGCCACGTTTCACCCCAAACCGATGCGCACATGGAACGGGTCGGGCGGACACACCAACTTCAGCACGGCTGCGATGAGGGCCGATGCGATAAGGGCCGATGCGATGAGGGCCGATGCGATGAGGGCCGATGCGATGAGGGCCGATGCGATGAGGGCCGATGCGATGAGGGCCGATGCGATGAGGGGTGAATCCAAATCCAATGATGCAATGGATGCAATTACGGCAGCATGCAACAAACTGCAGGCTGCGCACGCGGAACACATGGACGTGTATGGAAAGGACAATGCCGACCGCATGACGGGCCTGCACGAAACCAGTTCCATGCACGAGTGCACGTGGGGCATCAGCGACCGCGGGCGCAGCATCCGCATCCCCCGACACGTTGCAAATCAGGGGCACGGCTATTTAGAAGACCGACGTCCCGCAGCCAATATGGACCCGTACCTTGTGACCGAACGCATCATGCGCACTTGTTTAGTGAGAGAAATTCAACCCCAATCAATGCATGCATGAAACAATGAATGATTGATGGTAACAATCAATCAAAAAATAATATAATTATTATACAAGCATTATATTATACATCTCAACCAATAATCAACGCCATGAGTTGGGGAACGTGCCACGCTGGATCCAACAACATCCATTTCAACTACCCGCCAATCATGACGGACGGGCGCAATTATGCCGACTGGCAGCCTGGCGCCGTGATAAATGATCGCATTAAGGAGCAGGCCGGAATAAAGTCAAATTCTCAGTACCGCCAGTATTTGACGCACAATGCCACGCAAATCATGCAGGTCAACCAGATTGATGCGTGCAATCAGTGCGGCAGTTGCGTGTACAACACAAGCAACCCGCTTCAACCGCAGCCCAATGTGCCGTACGTGTTTGCCAGTGTGCTTGACAACAGCCGGCCTTTCGGCTACGAAACCAGTGATCTGAAGAATTACTACCTCTCGCGCCAGCAGCTGCAGGCACGCATGATTGCGCCAGTCATCACTCAGAACGAGCTGTTGATGCAGGGGTACCCTGCCCCCAATTGATTGGTGATTGGAATGCTTTTGGTTTGTTTTAATTATTGTTTTAATTATTGTTTTAATTATTGTTTTAATTATTCATTTTTTTACTGTTTTGTTTCGTCGTCCGTATTTGCAATACTGACGTTGTGAGAATCCGCGAGGGGCACTGCAATCAATGCTCTTTTTGTACTTAGCGGACCATTTGCCGCCTTTGGTTTTTGATCGCATTTTTGTTGATGTGCTGTGGGTGTTGTTGGGGGTGTTATGAATTGTTCATATATTTTATTTCAAAAAACATAAACACATGAACGCATAAAATTAAAAGGCAATATACAAAAAATATAAAAATGACAGCAAAAGCGAAAGTGAAGATTTTAAGCATTGATGTGGGGATGAAGAATCTAGCGTACTGCTTGTTTGAATGCGATCCACTGAAACTTGACGCCGGAGAAATTAAAACTCCGGAATCCATGATGCAACTAGTCAATATTGTGGCCTGGGACACCGTGAATTTGTGCGATGTGAATGATTCAGTATCCGAAACGCCATTGTGTTCAAACGCCGGATGCAAATTTGCCGCCAAATTCGCGCACTCCGCCCTGGATGCTGATGCAACAATGACTCAAACCCATTACTGCACAAGGCACGCAAATGCGTCCGGATTCAAGATGCCTTTGCCTACTTCATTCGTAAAATCCCTCAAAAAAATGACATTGGATGAATTAAAATCATTTTCCGGAGAATATCTCTCTATTTCCATTCCTGAAAAATGTGAGAAGAGCAAACTGAAACTGTTGGTTCATTTGAATGCATCCATTGCGGCCGAGTATCTGGTTGCCGTTACCGCAAAGCCGAAAGTGGTTTCCGCGGCATCGGTGGATTTAATCACGATTGGCCGAAACATGCACCAGCGATTTGATGCGCTGCCGCATCTGGCGGCCGGAATTGACGTTGTCATCATTGAGAACCAGTTGAGCACGCTGGCCACCCGCATGAAAACGCTGCAGGGCATGATTACCCAGTACTTCATCATGCGCGGCGTTCCCGACATTCGGTTCATATCGGCCATAAATAAACTGAAGCTGTTTTCAAAGGGGGGCGAGGAAAAAGGAGAAGGAGGGGGAGGGGACAACGGCAATAAAGGCGAAGACTGCTATGCCGACCGCAAAAAACGCAGCATAGAAATCATGCGCTCATTAATCAATAATGCTGCGCACATGCCCCTGATGGCGATGAAGTTCGATAAACACAAGAAGAAGGATGATCTGGCCGACTGCTTTTTGCAGGGCATGTGGTGGCTGTGCAAGGGACGTTGATTGCAATGATGCGCAGGGTGATGCCAGGGTTTAAGGGACATGCTGTCGCTTAGTCCCTTATTATATTGCGTATGATTTAAACTTAAAAGATATAAATTAAACATAAGAATAGAGAATCCCCTCATTGCTGCATTCATTCCATGGAAGAAGTCATTGACATTTCAAATTTGCCCAGCGACACCCGATCCGGAGGAAACCGGTCTTCCAATTTTGGCGGTGGGCTTGAATTTCTTATGAACGATAAATTGAAAGGCGGCGGAAAAGGCAGCGGCGGCGACATTGACATTGGCGACCTGAATGCACTGGAAGCTGAATTGAACGAATTAAGCGACATCACTGTGCCATCCGGTGGTGGTGGCGGCAGCAGCAGCAGCAGCAGCAGCAGCAGCAGCAGCAGTAGCAACAAATCCCTTTTTTTTAGTGGAATCGGTTCAAATGGATCTCACAGCGTTTCTTTCAAAGATGATCCGGTTGATTTAGGCAGCAGCAGCAGCAGCAGCAGCAGCAGCAGCAGCGGGTTCAATTTAGGCAGTTCAACCGCATCTGCTGACGACGACAAAAAAACGTGGGACGGATTTGGAAAGTTCAACAATGTGCCGCTCAACCCCGATGCACCGGTGGATCAACCGCAGATGACCAAAGAGGAGCTGCTGCGCGAGAAGTTCAAGTACCTGCGCAAGCTGGAGGATTTGGAGCAGAAGGGCATCACGCTGACCAAAAAATACTCCATGGAGTCGCCGCTCGCGGAAATGAAGGGCGAATATGAGACGCATTTGGAAGAGCGCGAGCGGCGCAACAGCGTGAAGTTCCAGGGCAAAATGCTGATGTCGGTCATCACGGGCATTGAGTACTTGAACAACAAGTTTGATCCATTTGACCTGAAGCTGGATGGCTGGAGCGAGCAGGTCAATGAGAATGTGGACGACTACGACGAAATTTTCTCGGAGCTGCACGACAAATACAAGTCCAAGGCCAAGATGGCGCCGGAACTCAAGCTGCTGTTCCAGCTGGGCGGCAGCGCAATTATGTTGCACATGACCAACACCATGTTCAAATCCGCCATGCCCGGCATGGACGACATCATGCGACAGAACCCGGAACTCATGCAGCAGTTTACCTCTGCGGCCGTGAATTCCATGTCGCAATCCCGTCCCGGATTCGGCAACTTCATGGGAGATTTGATGGGTCCAGGGCCTCAAGGCCAAGGCCAGGGTCAGAGCCCCCCCACACAATCGGCCCCTTCGCGTCAGGCACCCCCGTACATTCCCAACCAGCGCCCACCGCCGCCTCCGGTTCCAACCAGCGTGCGCGACCCCAACTCGGATGCGGGCACGCCGTTTCGTTCTGGCAATAACACTGCGCCGCCTCCCATGACTTCCAATCGCCCGGATTTGAACGCGGCACGCGGCGGCAACAGCAACAACAGCAACAACAGCAACAACATCAACAACAGCAACAACAGCAACAACAGCAACAACAGCAACAACAGCAACAACAACTCGGCTCCTCCTCAGGTCACCGTCTCCAAGCGCCCCGACATGCGCGGACCCACCGACATTTCCAACATTCTCTCGGGCCTTAAAACCAAAACCATACAATCACAACAACCACAACAGCAACCGCAACCGCAACCTCAAGCACAAGTTGAAGACAAGACCAGCACCATCAGCATTTCGGATCTGAAGGAGCTGCAGAACGACAACCTGCCGCACAAGAGCAAGCGCCGTCAAAGGTCGGACAAAAACACAGTCAGTCTCGCGCTTGACATTTAGAAAAAATAAATAAATTATAGTAATAAATTATACCATGGCACAAAAATCATTTTATGTTTTAATTGGGCATGGTGAACCATTAACGAAACGCACTTTAACAGCTGTTCCAGACAATGGAACAATGATAAAAATGATTCCAGGCACATGCACACCAGCGCGCACCGCGGAACTGACTGAGCATATGATGCGTTATCGTGACATCACACCTGCTGCACTTGTAGAAGAGTTAAATAATATTAATTCAACTTCAAGCGCGCATCGCTCTGCATTTCGCATATATGAACCATCGTCTATGTACAGTGATTCGCAGATTGTGATTGAAGATACAAAATTGCTCAAGTATGTGTTCCGTGATGCAAATGTGGTGTCATACGATGACACCGTTCCTTTGCACGAATTTATCAAACCTGATCCTCATGATCCTGAGCACATTCAATTGTCACGTGTTCAAAGGTATCTTGCAATGCAACCGGATAATAAAACCGGGTATGTATTGGTTGTATTGGCATGCATGCAAATTAACAAAGATATGGATGAATTTGTGCTTGAACAACTACAAAACCCGGACCTGACAATAGAAACTGTGCATGAAAGATTGAAAACATTTGGATATCATGGTGGAAAAAAAAGTCGCATGATTAAAAGATCAATGAGAAAAAAACGACGAAACCGTAAAACAACTCAACGCCACACAACGAAAAGGAGATGAACAACCGAACCTATCACAATTCCAATTCGTAAATGTGCATGCATTTTTATAACAGAAACAATATAAATATAGTTAGAATCATATTTATATTTAGCCTTATCAAGTATTGCAATGACGACGACAACAGAAAACTTTTCAATTACGTGTGACAAAGACAACGTGTGGTTGAGCCGCGATAAGGCCAATCACATGTACTTGATTGAATTCAAAGCGCACAATCCCAAAATACGCATTGATGCGCTGCTCACATTTGACATTTACAAGATGATGTATGAATTAAACAAGGACATATTTGACTCGTATCACATCGCGTATCCGGATGCAGCCGATCCATCGCGCGCGGAACTCATGTTTGTTTTCAAGAGCATCATGGGGCTGGGCGAAAGATACACGCACGTTTACACGGTCATGCCGCATTTGCTAAATCAAGGAGAAAAAGAAAAAGAACAAGGACAGATTCAGGTCATTCGCATGATGAGCACAAACGTTGATAAAACGGACAACTCTTCATTGAGGGCCTTCGTGCGTAAACGCGCAGAACAAATTGATTCCGACAATTCCAACATCATCATTCACGTGCAACCAGATGGACACGCAATTCAGTTTCATTATAAATTCAAACTGCAATTGTCCAAACCAGACGATGCGATTTCAATCCCGTCGTTTGTTGATAAGGCAGTTGGCACCCTGATTAAAACCATTTTTGTGCGCATGAAACAATTCATTGAATGTTTGGGCTAATTAATGACTGCGGGTTCATGGTTCATGGTTCATGGTTCATGGTTCATGGTCATTTGCGTTTAGAATGGTACATAAAATAATAATACAACAGTCCAAGTCCCACGATGGCACCTATCACAATGGGCTGTGTGTTAGAGGAGGGATGAGTGCTTTTTTCGGTGCACGCAGGGAGATTGCAAGCCATTGATTTGATTTGATTGATTTGATTGATTTATTAATTATGTGGGTTATACACATTATTAATATTATTTATCCAAATTATTGTTACTATTTGTTTTTATTTTTGAGAGTCATCCTTATTTTTTTATGAGCATGAAGTTTCGTGCGCATCCGGGTAGTTTTCATGTTTGCGCGTTTGAATTTGCGATACGTTGTGTTGCACCCTTTTTTCAATCTTAATTGACGTTTGTGTGTCATTTTGGATTTTCCACCACTACCAGTGATTTTGTTTTTGATTTTTTTTAAGGTTTGGGACCACCAATTCAAATCTGTCCATGTTAAATCCGGCAACACTAACACAGGAGTGGGGTATTGTGAAGTGTCCTTACGCCATGTATCATAATCCGAATTCGCTTCAGTTGTGGCAACCGATTGCATTTTGTAAATTTGAGATGGATCGCTTATGCAAACAACCGGACAAAGAAGCTCATGACATACGAATTGCAACATGTGCTTGAATGCTGTATCGGGGTCCCTTTTATGCATGGTAAGGTTTGTTGCGGTCAATGTGCATTGGTTTGTTTGCCGAACGCGTTCAAGACTGACGCGCACAACATCTCCTGAATTAAAAAAATTGACAAATGATTCAGATACAAGTCTATCATTATAACTGTTGGTGTTTGTGAAATACCATTTTTGATCAATATCACCAATGACTCCCAGGCAAAAAACAACGCCACTACTGGCCGTCAGCGATACATCCCATTGAACTATGAATTTTTCTTGTTCATTGCATTCCAATGGTATTCCTGGAATGGCACGGATCCACGCGGGGTTTGTTGATGTTACTCTAAAGGAGCCCTGCACCTCCGTTGGAGTATGCGGATCAAACACAACATTTTGTATTTTATCGTGTTCACCTGGGTTAAACAGAAACACGTGATCCGCATTTGTTAAGTCTGAACATATTGTTTTAGTCGCAACATTGAGTGCATCGGTCGCAGCCGCGGTTGCTTTCGCATCGTCTGGGGCTGCAATGGCAGCTTGTTGCGCGACCATGGCTGCATTAATTGCTTTGGTTTCATTCCGAACCTGCTGGGAAAAACTATCAGTTCCAAATTGTGCAGCCGCAGAAAAAATATTTTTTGCGGCCACTTCCAGTGCATTTGGCTCCACATGTGCTTCTGCAGCCGCTTTTGCTTCTGCAGCCGTTTTTGCTTCTGCAGCCGTTTTTGCTTCTGCAGCCGCTTTTGCTTCTGCTGCCGCGTTTGCTTCTGCAGCCGCTTTTGCTTCTTCCGCCGCCTTTGCATCTGCAGCCGCTTTTGCTTCTGCTGCCGCGTTTGCTTCTGCAGCCGCTTTTGCTTCTGCAGCCGTTTTGGCTTCTGCTGCCGCTTGTGCTTCTGCTGCTGCTTTGACTGCTGCAGCCGCCTTTGCTTCTGCAGCCGCCTTTGCTTCTGCCGCCGCCTTTGCTTCTGCAGCCGCTTGTGCTTCTGAAGCCGCCTGTGCTTCTACAGCCGCCTTTGCTTCTGCAGCCGCTTTTGCTTCTGCAGCCGCTTTTGCTTCTGCAGCCGCTTTTGCTTCTGCAGCCGCCTGTGCTTGTGCTGCTGCTTTTAATTTTACTGCAGCCGCTTTTGCTTCTGCAGCTGCTGCTGATTTGATGTCTGTTGCTGCATTTGCTTCTGCTTCTGCTGCCGTTTTGGCTTCTGCCGCCGTCTTTGCTTCCGCTGCGGCTTTTGCTGCTGCTGCCGCTGCTGATTTGATGTCTGTTGCTGCATTTGCTTCTGCTTGTGCTGCTGCTTTTAATTTTACTGCAGCCGCCTTTGCATCTGCCGCCGCCTTTGCTTCTGCTGCCGCCTTTGCATCTGCAGCTGCCTTTGCTTCTGCAGCCGATTGTGCTTCTGCAGCCGCCTTTGCATCTGCCGCCGCCTTTGCTTCTGCTGCCGCCTTTGCATCTGCAGCCGCCTTTGCATCTGCTGCCACCTTTGCTTGTGCTGCCGCTTGTGCTTCTGCCGCTGCTTTGGCTTCTGCAGCCGCTTGTGCTTCTGCAGCCGCTTGTGCTTCTGCAGCCGCTTGTGCTTCTGCAGCCGCATTTGCTTCTGCAGCCGCTTGTGCTTCTGAAGCCGCCTTTGCTTCTGCAGCCGCTTGTGCTTCTGAAGCCGCCTTTGCATCTGCAGCAGCCTTTGCTTCTGCAGCCGCCTTTGCTTCTGCAGCCGCTTTTACTTCTGCTGCCGTTTTTACATGTTCAGCCACTATTGTGGCTGCAGCCACTTCCAGGGTTGATGATGATGCATTTAATCTTGTTGCCGCCGATGTTGCTTCTGCCGCCGCCTTTGCTTCTGCCGCCGCCTTTGCTTCTGCCGCCGCCTTTGCTTCTGCCGCCGCCTTTGCTTCTGCCGCCGCCTTTGCTTCTGCCGCCGCCTTTGCTTCTGCAGCCGCCTTTGCTTCTGCAGCCGCCTTTGCTTCTGCAGCCGCCTTTGCTTCTGCAGCCGCTTTTGATTCTGCAGCCGCTTGTGATTCTGCAGCCGCTTGTGCTTCCGCTGCCGCCTTTGCTTTTGCTTCCGCTGCCGCCTTTGCTTCCGCTGCCGCCTTTGCTTCCGCTGCCGCCTTTGCTTCCGCTGCCGCCTTTGCTTCCGCAGCTGCTTTTGCATCTGCAGCTGCTGCTGATTTGATGTCTGTTGCTGCATTTGCTTCTGCTTGTGCTGCTGCTTTTAATTTTACTGCAGCCGCCTTTGCTTCTGCAGCCGCTTGTGCTTCTGAAGCCGCCTTTGCATCTGCAGCCGCTTGTGCTTCTGCAGCCGCCTTTGCTTCTGCAGCCGCTTTTGCTTCTGCTGCCGTTTTTACATGTTCAGCCACTATTGTGGCTGCAGCCACTTCCAGGGTTGATGATGATGCATTTAATCTTGTTGCCGCCGATGTTGCTTCTGCAGCCGCATTTGCTTCTGCCGCCGCCTTTGCTTCTGCAGCCGTTTTTGCTTCTGCAGCCGCCTTTGCTTCTGCAGCCGCCTTTGCTTCTGCCGCCGCCTTTGCTTCTGCAGCCGCTTTTGCTTCTGCCGCCGCCTTTGCTTCTGCCGCCGCCTTTGCTTCTGCCGCCGCCTTTGATTCTGCCGCCGCCTTTGCTTCTTCCGCCGCCTTTGCATCTGCAGCCGCCTGTGCTTCCGCTGCGGTTTTTGCATCTGCAGCTGATTTGATGTCTGTTGCTGCATTTGCTGCTGCTTGTGCTGCTGCCTTTGCTTCTGCAGCCGCTTGTGCTTCAACTGCCGCTTGTGCTTCTGCAGCCGCTTGTGCTTCTGCAGCCGCTTGTGCTTCTGCAGCCGCTTGTGCTTCTGCAGCCGCTTGTGCTTCTGCAGCCGCCTTTGCTTCTGCAGCCGCCTTTGCTTCTGCAGCCGCCTTTGCTTCTGCAGCCGTTTTTGCATCTGCAGCCGCCTTTGCTTCTGCAGCCGCCTTTGCTTCTGCAGCCGCTTTTGCTTCTGCTGCCGTTTTTGCATGTTCAGCCACTATTGTGGCTGCAGCCACTTCCAGGGTTGATGATGATGCATTTAATCTTGTTGCCGCCGATGTTGCTTCTGCCGCCGCCTTTGCTTCTGCCGCCGCCTTTGCTTCTGCAGCCGCCTTTGCTTCCGCTGCCGCCTTTGCTTCTGCCGCCGCCTTTGCTTCTGCCGCCGCCTTTGCTTCTGCCGCCGCCTTTGATTCTGCCGCCGCCTTTGCTTCTTCCGCCGCCTTTGCATCTGCAGCCGCCTGTGCTTCCGCTGCGGTTT